TTATCGGCTGTTGCTTTTTGATCTGCACTAAAATTATTATAAATACTTTGATAGTCTGTTGTATCTACTGTCGATGTTCCTGTGCCTGATGCAGCAGCTCCCGAGGTTGTGTTTGTGGGTGGTGGGATATAAACATCAGCAGGTCCACCATCACCAGCAAAATCAAAACCGTCTATTTTACCATCGTTGTTCGTGTCAAGTCTATCTAATCTGTTTTGTTCTGAATTTGGATTAAGAGCATCAAAAACACTTCCAACATTATATTTTTCCGCAACCTCTCTTGCAGCTTCTTCATTAACTGTGTAACCTTTTGTAGTATCAGGAGCTGGATCAAATAAAGCATTTGCAAACTCATCTTTCATTTCTTCTGTAAAATCATACGCAGGATTATCGGGATTAAAGTGGTTGTATAAACCGGTAAACTTATCTCCAAAAATATTAGCGTCTATAAACTGATCATCCTCATCAAAAGTTGGATTAAAATTAAAGATTTTTGGAAAGAGACCAAACTTAACTGCAAATTCTGGATTAAATGTTGTCATAGTTTGATAAAGTGGTTTTGCACCATAGTCATAAAGAGGATCAAAAACATATCTTTGAGCACCTGTTAGAAATTTATTTTTTACGTTTTGTTGTAATTGATCTAATTCATACATGGAAGATGAACCCAAAACTTTAGTTGGATCGTAGCCTTTATCTATAAGTTCATTAGCTTTATTTGTTAAAAGTTCTACTCTTAGTTTTTCTTGTGCAGCTTGTTTCTTTTTTTCATTTTCCATTCTCTGTATATCTTGAAAAGCTTTAGACTGTTTTTTACCAGCTGCAGCAGCTAAAGCTCCTGCTTGAATCCCTTTTGCGTCTTTTAGTGACATGCCAGAAGCTCTAACATCCTTACTACCAAAGTCTCCCCTTTCTGCAGCACTCATCGCTGCACCACTTCTAAAACTACCGCCAGGACCAAAATCATTATAGTTAGGAATACCTTTTATCTCAGGTCCTGTGTGTGGTGGATCACTATCATACATGTCTACCTTTTCTAGTAAACTAGCCTCTGCAGGTGTTATGTACGCTAGTTTTACAAAGTGTTCACCCTCTCCAAATTCACGAGGTATGTCACTTACTGTGGGTCCTACATATCCAACTTTCTTTTTTAAATCAGCAATACCCACCATTATTCTTCCTCGCCAACAATAGCTGTCATTTCTTTTACGCCTTCTTTTGCAAGAGATACGCTAGCTCTAAGTTTTTGATGCTTGTCATTTAGCTCCATTTTGTCCTCTGCAAGCTCTCTAGCTTGTAATAATCTGGCTTTATCAAGGTTTAATCTGTCCTCATCATCCTGTTTTTTACGTTCATTTTCTTGTGCTTTGAGCTGTATTTCATCGGATTTTAGACGCAATAATGGGTCATTATCGAGCTGATTTAAGACCTTTTTCTCCTCTAATAGGTACTCTGCCATGGTTTCAGAGATCAAAACAGCCTTTCTAGACTCCATTTCGGTCGTTATTTTCTTTATTTGTTGTTGCATTTGCATCATTTGAGGGTTTTGTTGCATCATTTGCGGGTTCATACCACCCATTTGCTGTATTTGTTGCGTTATTTGCTGTATTTGTGCCATTTCTTCCTTAAATTCTAGCTGAACTTGCTCTTGAGCCATCAAACTTATGTGTTCTAGTATGTTTTTTTGTATTGCAGCCAAAATATTTGGGTTTGTTCGTGCAATTTGTGTGCCCATAAACGATAAATGCGCTTTCATGTGAGCTGTATGGTCTTGATTAGGAAAAGCTTTGATAGCTTTCCCTCCCAAAGCGTTAATATGTTCGACACTTGGGTCCATCGGAGCTGGTTGTCCCACTGGTGGTAGCAAAGTATCTATATCTTTTACACCCAAAGCTTCATACATAGTCCTGTAAGCAGAATATAAGTTGTGCATTCCAGGATTTGACATAGCCATTTGCAGTCCTGTTTGTGCAAGTTGTATTCTTTGTGTCTGTGAGAAGATGTTTGGATCTGCAACAGGTATGATATCTATTCTTGCATCAAAGTCTGTAGCTTTAACTTGTCTCTGTCCGCCCACGACGTCGTATGGGTATTCTGGTGGTAGGTATGTTGCAAACACATTTGACAATAACATAAACTCTTTTTTCATAGCCGCGTATAATCTTTTGTGAATAGAACTCATAACCCGCGAGCCACGTTCCAACAATGCAACTGTCGTGCCAACTGCTGCACTTTGATTGCCGTCGCCCACTTGTAAATCAGCAATACTCGCGAAACGCTGCCCCGCGGCAACAACTGTCCCCATCAAGGATAGCAACGTTTGCGATGGTTCTTTGAACGGCAGTATTTTAAATGCATCGTCCAATCGTCCACCAGGTGCATCAACGTCACGAAACTCGCCCGGCTGCAACGGTTGAGCTTCGTC